CATGGTCAGTGCTGAAGCAACGTCAGCAGAGCACATGATGATGTTGCCCTTTCCTCTACGAGTTCTCTGAGCGATTCTGTTAGCATCTCTTTCGATCTGGAACAGAAGACCCTTGAACTTCTCAACTGACCAACGTCCGTTGGAGTCGATGTCGAGGTCGAATACACCCTGAGTTGCGGTGTTTTCTACAGCACCTTGCTCAGCAATCTTGTAGATCGTTCTGATGACTTCGCGGTTGATCTCAGCAAGAATCTCAGTGGAGAGAATGTTTGCGAGTTCCGCTTCAGCGTTCAGACCGTGGATTGCCTTCAGGTCCTGTGCAAGCTCAAGGCTGTATTCTGCCTTCAGAGCGCGTGACTTTGCGGTTACGGTGACTTTCTCGATCGAGAAAGCCATCTGGTTGAAGTGGTTATTAGCAGCGTCGCCCAGTGCTTCTGCACTGTCCTTACGCATACCCTGACCGACATCATATGCAGTTGATGATGCGGAACCAACAGGGTTCAGGATTGAAGGGTTAGAACCGGACTGTGCGGTTGTACCCAGACCAGCAGCAACGTCAGAGAAACCTGAGGTTACGTCGAATCCAGAATCCTGACCGGAGAATGCGGTATCTACTTCGTCAAAGAAGGTCTCTGAACCAGACTGGTTGTTGTAGCGCGAACGCATCGCGAAGATCAGTCCTGTAGGACCAGACATTGGCTGAACGCCTGCGAGGTCATAAGCGACCAGGTTAGGCATTGAGCGTCTGATCAGGGAGATCAGGACGGGATCGAAACCAGCACGGGGACCTGCAGCATCAGCAGCACCAGTGTATCCATCTGCACCAACAGAGTTGGTAGGTGCTTCCATCAGGTTGTTACCTGTGGAGAATGCTTGCTCCTCACGGAGGAATTTTTCTTGGTTTTCGAGCAGGACGGCGGTTACAGCTCTTCTGTGTGAATCCTTGATTTCATCAAGACCTTCATAGTTCAGAAGGGGTGCCCACTTTTCCTGCAGCTGTTCGGATTGGAACATCTGTCTTTACGGTAAAGGGTTTAGTTTGAATTAAATGTTAAAGTCAGCTTTTGGCAACAGCCGAAAGTGTCTTCAGATAAGCAGCCATTGAACCTGAGACAGTTGCCTCAGATGTGTCTACTCCCTCAGAGAGAGTTTCAGTCTGCGCCTTTGGAGCCTGTGCGGAGAAGTATGACTCCTTCAGGGTCTCCAGTTTTTCACGATAAGTTTCTTCACTTTCAAACTCTACGCTTTCAGCGAGTGAGGCGAGCTTTTCCTTCTGAGTGGACGCGAGTCCCTCGGAAACATTATCGAGGATTCCATCAGCAACAGACTCTGCAAGTCTCTTGTTGAGGGAGATGTTTCTCTCGATTTGCTCGTTGAGTTTGGTCTCCATGTCATCAAGCTTGTCTACCATGCTCTCAAGCACATCATATTTATCGTCAGGGATTGATACATAATGTTCTTCAAAAAGACCTCTCATGCCTGAGAGGAAACTCTCAGTCATTTCAGTCTTCAGTCCGTGCTCGATTTGCAGTTCGTTAGAAACGAACCACTCCTCTGACACGTACTCAAGGTAAGAATCTACACGCTCGGAGAGTTCTCCCTTGAATTCTTCTACTGCTTCAGCAACCAATGATTCTTGCTGAGCAACCAGTTCTTCTTTGATAGTAGCAACCTTAGCGTTGATTGCTGCTTCGAAGATGGTCTTTGCTTTCTCCTTGAATTCCTCGGAGAGTTCTTCGCCACCAAGGAGAGCATTAACGTCTTCTTCAACGTTGTACTCAGGAGTTTCGATGGTCTCTTCTTCTGCAACTTCCTCAGATGACTCTTCGATAGTTGCTTCAGTTTCGAGTTCCTCTTCTTCCTTCATGCCCTTCATTGGTTCAGCTGCTTTAGCGCCTTTATTGACAACATCCTTGACTTGCTTGAGAGTTCCGCCAGGAGTTTTCAGCTTTGCTGAATCGTCGTCGGGCTTGTAGTTCTCGGGGGTAGGACCACCGAGGTCTTCCACGGCACCCAGCTGGGTTCCGGGATCTGCCATTTTAGGCATAGGATCACCTGCTTTAGCACCGCTGTTAACCGCAGTTTTGGATTGAGCAGTGCCTACTTCCATTTCCTGTAAATCTCCACGAGACATTTGAACTCTCCGAGTAACCTTGTAAGTTATTTTATATATTTATTTATAAATCTAATCTTTACAGACTGTTCAGGAAGTCATTAAACAGATTAAGTTTCTGCTCATCTAACCTCTTTTGGTCTGTTAAGGTGTTGATTTGTTTGTATGTTTTTTGTGCAAACTTCTCACGAAGGATGCCGCCGTCCCATACCCAGTCTTTTCCTTCCATAATTCCTGATACAAATGCATCAGGTGCAGAAGGGTCAGCGACGATATCAGCAGCAGTTGCCAACATGAAATCTTCGCCAACTTCGCTATAACCTTCGCGGGTCATCTTCAGAGATCCAACTCCACGAGAAGAAACTCCGAGTTTTACGCCTTCACTAATAAGTGATTCTGCAATCCTACCCATTGGGGTGTTGAGGATCTTAGCCTTACCGATGAAGTTTGATCCACTCTCTTTCAGTGAAACGATCTTATGAGAAACACGATCGAGGTTTACGGTAGGACCTTCGGGGTGACCGAGTTCTCCGAGTGCTCTTCCTGCAGCAACGTGATTCTCGTTATAGCGAGAAACTTCGCGGCGCAGTGTTTCCATAGGATACATGCGACCATTACGGTTCTTAATGTTTCCTTGGAGGAATACTCCTTCGATAAACAGATTCTTTTTACCGTTGCGTTCTTCAACGATAAAATCTACCTGCTCAATTTCTTCTCTGATCAGTTTCATCTTAGGAGGCTGTGAATGCGACTTTGTTTGCCTTGATTGCAGAGTCAGTCCAGATTACGTCGCTAGGAAACTTCTGAATAAACTCAACAGATCCTGCAGGCATTGAAAAATATGCTGTAGTTGCAGCACCAACTAGAGTGCTAACTCCAACCACTCTCACTGCAGCAGTATCATTGAAAAGTCTTACAACAGATGCACTTCCGATGCTAGTTGCAGCACCAGCGGTAGCCCCCGTTGACTCTTCAGTTGAAATAACCTTGGTAATCATTAGTCTGCAATTGGGGTATTAGTAGTTATTTAGTCTTCTTCTGTCTCAACTGCTGCTTCTTCTTCGTTTCCGAAGAGTGAATTTGCAACAGTAGGTCTTACTGCATCAATTTTTGCAGCAGACTTTGTAAACAGAATGTCCTTAATCTTATCGCTGATATCAGAAGGACTTTCACCAGCGACGATCATGTCCATTAATTCGTCCATGAGTCAATATCAAATGTGACAATGTTATTTAGATGACACCACCACTAGGGTTTTTGATTTCTGGTGCCTCTACAGATGAAGCATCAATTTCGGGTTCCATTACTGGTGCTCCCAAATCTCCACCACCTTGCATTGGTTGTCCAGTTGCTGGATCAATTTGCATAGAAGCAGGATCGGGGATAATTCCATCCTTGATTTCGTTTTCAATCTGCTCGTTCATTTCAAGAATCTCTTCGTCAGTTTGACGGAGGATCTTTCTACGAACGTATTCTTGTGAGAAGTATTTGCCGACGTATGGTTCGACTTGCTGAATCATATTCAGTCTTTCTGTAAGCAGTTCGCTTTCCTTGAGTTCTGCGAAATGATTATCGTAGAGGAAATCGTACTGAATATGCTCACTCATCTTGTCCCAATCTTCGGGAGTGATGACATTCTTCAGGATCAGCTGAGTTTTGAGGAAGTCATTGAAAAGATTTGAGAAACGCTTTCTCAGTCTTCCTACAAATTTGCTGAATTTTACTTCGTCACGAAGGATTTCTGATGATCTTCCCAAATTAAAACCACCATCTCCACCAATTCTAGAGACGGGAACGTTCAGTGAACGGTAGAGTTTGTCTTGGAAATATTTGATGTCGGTGATTTCACCGAGGTTTTGTCCGCCAGGAAGTGTGGAAATCTCTGTACCACGACCACCTTCACGACGTGGAAGCCAGAAGTCTTCCAGCATACTCATGTATTTTTTGTCATCACGGACTTCGCCAGTGTTTGCATCGTAAACAAGTTTGTTACGATAGCGCATCATAACGTCACGCAGATATTGTTCTGCTTTGACCTTAGGAAGATTGCCAACATCAATGTAGAAAATTCTACGCTCAGGTGCTCTACTCAAACGGTAGATAACCAGAGAGTCTTCAATCATTCTAAGTTGATTGAGTGACTTGATTGCCTTGTGGAGATATGATAAAGTCGATCCTTTATTTCTGTCTACAAGACCGGAGGTGCAATAAGCAATCGCGTCTCTTGCAATCTTGATTCCTTTTGCTTCTCCACCACGAGCTGTTGGGTTGCCCGTGGGGTACATTGACTTTGGATTGTATACAAAATACTCTTCGATCTCAGGGAAGTTGTACTCCATGGGATCTTCTTTCAGATTATTAATCTGAGCAAGTGCCTTGTCTCTATCGATTTTCTTCTGCTGTCTGACATAACGAATTTTCATAGAGTCGATATATCTCAACTCTTGAATCCCTGCTGTGGGATTCTTCATGTCAATCAGTTTATGATAATAGATTCTGCCATCAACGTACCAATTTCTATAAATCTCATGTGCCTTTTTATCAAAATCCAGAAGGTCTAGGATATACTTAAACTCTTCTCTGATTTTTCTTTTAATACCGTCACTTGCGTTCAGGTTAGAAAGTTCAATTTTTACTGGGGAATCATCAGCATCAGAAACGATTGCCTCATTAACAATATCTTCGATAGCACTATCCGCTTCGGGATGAAGTGCCATCTCACGATATCTCTTAATCAGATCAAACTCAGTTCTGTAGATACCCTCAATATCAACATACGAACCAAAAAATCCGCTGGTAAGGTAGTGGTCTGATCCATCCTCGTTATTAGGAGGGACCGGACTTACAATACCAGCAGATTGTTGTTCGTTGTCCTCAATTGAGAAACCAAACAGCTTTGCCATTATAAGGTGGGACTAGAGATTTCTACTATTTATCAAGCTCCAGATCCGGGTGTTTCGGGGAAGTAGTACTGAACTTGGAATTCAACTGTGAATTCTTCGATCGCATCGGGTGTGTCATATGACAGAGCGATGTCAGAAATTGCAGTTGGGAAGATATCAACAAACTTGTATTGTGCAAGAATGTTTGATGGTCCCGAAGCAGTTCCGGTTCCCTGAGTTGCAGCAGCAGTTCTTCCGAGTTGGAATACTTGTGCTTGACCCATGTATGCTGAAGGATCAGTCAGACCCGAAGAATCTCCATATTGGGAGATATTTTGCATCCATGCTTCGAATGCTCTTCTGTGTCCAAAGTTTTCATCGTTGATGACAGTGACCTGCCATGTATCGATGGTTCTGTCTCCAGCAACTTTCAGAATACGTCCTCTGAAAGGAATTTCGATTGGGGTTACGTTAGATGCTGGCAGGTTTGCTGCTTTACATAAGAATCTAAAGTTGTCACCGTCGAAGGTTCCGTCGCCGTCTCCTTGAATTCCCAGGTTTACACCATCGGGAAATGTGACTGCAACCTCAAACAGATTGGGGCGAGCGCCGCCGCCAATCAGTTTGGATTTGAATTGGGAGATGTTCCTGGTTGGAATTGATGCCATTTGAAGTGTCCTCCTTAGTTATTAATTATAAGATCAAACTCTACCTGCAACTTCTTCGAAGCTTACGCCTGTGCGCGTTGCAACGAAGGTCAGGGTTACATAGTTAATCGACTTGGTTGGTTTCAGGAAGATATCAGCTCTGAATTCATTGTTGTCAATGACATCAGGGGTGTTATTCGTTTCGTCACAAACGACCAAGAAGTCGTACAGACCGCGTTTTGCTTGAACATCGCGGAGATAAGGTTCGACGATATTGACAAAGTTAGATCTTGTGATCTCATCGTTCAGTTCGAACAGTTGTGCATTTGCTGCACCCTCAAGTGCCTGCTCAACCGTGAGGAAGAGGCGGCGAACGTTAATTCTGTCGAATGCAGATGCGTATGACAGAGCAGTCTTGTCTCCAAAGAGAAGAACGCCTGTTCCTGGCAGATTAATGATTGAGTTAATTCTTGCAGGATACAGTTTGTCTCTATCTGCTTTACCTGGGTTGAACTTAAGCTTGATTGCGTTGTTCAGAATACCTCTTTGCTGACCAGCAGGTGAGAACCAAGGGTAAGCATTGATTGCGGTACGAACCATCAATCCAGCAACGTCTCCGTTAGTTGGAATATAACGGAACTTGTCATTGAATCTATCATACTTGTATGCGTATCCAGAATCGAATACTGTGTATGAGTTAGATCCAAGAGGTGAGAAGAAGGAAAGGATATCATCTACAGTTCCCGCTCTGTTCTTGTCGGGTGAGATGACTGCCATACAATCTTTTCTCTCATTGGCAATTGCCATCAGGTAACTTGCCTTTGATTGAGAATCACTCAATCCAGAGAATCCAGGTCCACCAATCAGATAATCAACTGCAACTTCATCTCTATTTCTAAAGAAGTTATATGCGGTTTGGATTTCTCCTACTGATGCTTGGAAACCGTTTCCGGTGCTGTAGTTTGCACCACCTTGCAAGTTGTAGACGTGGTTACCAATCGAAGCAAACTTCTTCGCTTGTGCTGTTTGGTTCCAGAGACCATCTGAAGTTGTGACCGGTACAAATCCGCTTGAGAATCCGGATGCTAATGAATAGACTCCATTGTATCCATCACTAACGCTCGATGGGTTCTTACCAGCGTAAACGTACTCAGAATTTCTTGCCAAGTAGTCTTTCCAGAAGATCTTCTCTGGAGAGTTCTCTGCAGAAACTGCATCAGATGCTTTCGACAGACCTGTGAACTTTTCAAGCAGGTTTCCTTGGATTCCTGTAACAGTTCCTCTATCGTCGATGATTACAACATGAAGTTCGTCGTTAGAACCACTTCTTTCAGCAGTGTATGCTGTTGTTCCTGGTTTTGGTGCGAGTGACTTCCAGAAGATAGTGGTGTTATCCAGAACAATTTTCTGGTCGTCATACCAGTCTCTAGAATCTCCTACTGTCACATCAAATCCAGTTTGGATACCTGATGTGTTGATTGCTCTCAGAGTTTCTGCAGCACTAATTGCAGCAAGGTCATCGCCTTCCTTGTATGCCATTGCAGTTGTAACACCTGCACTGGTTGTTCTAGAAACAATCTTCAGATCGAATTCAGTGTCTGTTCCTGCAGAGTCTGTTCTAACTCCAGTAACAATACCTTGAATATATCCGGTGAAGGTTTCTGTTCCACCATCACTCTTAACAACAGTCTTGTTTGACTTGGGAACTGTGACTGCAACACCAACCGTGATGCCTGCAAGTTCCAAACTGGTTGTGTTAATACCAATGGTTTGGTCTGCTTCGCCGTCAATAATGCAAACTTTCAGATTGTCGGAATATGCACCTGGGGTTTTTGCTGCCCATGCCCATACTTCTGCTTCATCAGAGTAGTTGTCTTCGTAGTCGTCAAAGTTATTGATCGACAGAGCATCCGTAGATGCATATCCAACTGCTGCGTTTGAATTATTCAGATCAGTAGAATCTGATCTAACAACCTTCAAGACACCGCCGTAGGACAGAAATGATGATGCTGACATCCAGTATTCATACTGTGCATCACTGGAAAGTGGTTTTCCAAAAACATTAATAAGTTCTTGCTCTGTAGCAATATCAGTTACTTCATGAACAGGACCTCTTTCAAAAGGACCTGCAATAGCACCAATGTTGTCAAGAACGTTCTCAGCTCTCCCTACAGTAAGGTCAACCTCCCTAATCAATACACCAGGAGATAATTGAGGAGTCGCCATGTGTCTCTCCGTTGTCTCAGTTTAACTAGAAATTATTTAGATTTTTGACTATCTTCATTGGGGAAATCGTGCATGAACACTACCAATCGGGATAAGACCAATCAATTTGCTTATCTTTCTGTTTTCTTTTTGCTTTTATTCTTTTAATTGTGCATACCTTACATTCGTATGCATATGCAGAAGGACCACTACCCTTTCTAGTTTTATAATACCCGTCAACTAGATCTTTTATCTCCTTACAAGATCTACACTTTCTCTCTTGTAAGAGTAAATGACCAAAAGAAAACTGGTCTTCAATATCCATTACTGATAGTCCCACATATATGACATATCACCATATTCATCAGTATGCCATCTGTCACCTTCAGCATCTACAAAACTTGCCTCACCATTCACACCATCAACGATGAATCCAAAGGGTGACATATCTTGTTCGATCTGATTTTTCTGCTCATCATAGAGTCTCTTTCTGACATCTTGATCAGTCAGTTCTTTGAAGTAATCTTGCTGGACCAACCAAGCATAGATGACGAGACACATTGCAAGGTCATCGTTACAACCTTCTTCTGCTTCAAATGAATTATTCTTTTGAATGAATGTAGTCAGTTCTTGAAGAATCTCATAGTCATTGAAGATAAGTTTATCTGCTTCAATCAAAGTTTTCAGGTTTAGTGAACCAACCTTCTTGACAGTCTTTGACATCTTGACGCCAAGCTGCGTCTTCTTACCAGAAAATCCTTGTCCAACAATCTGACCAGCACGACCACGCATTGAGCACATCAAAAGATTCTGATACTCAAGATCGTAATGAATGATTGATGCTACTTGATCCCCAACGTCATTAACTTCACAGATAATAAATGCTCCATTATAATTCTTTGCAACATCAACGATGATGTTGGGGAACAACATTGGTTTGATTTCGTTGTTTCGATATTTGCAAACAACTTTATGTGGGAATGTTGTGATATCAATGACGGTAAATGCTGAGTAGTCATTTCCAACTCCTCTTGCAACGTCAACCGATATTACATAGTCATGCTTTTCTTTTACCTCTTCATGAACATCTAATCCACCATTACTAATCTTTGGATTATCATAGACAAGTGCTCTCAGTTTGCTTGGTGCAATCAGAGTATCGACAGATCCAAGGAACTCACACTCAAACTCAACCTTGAACTGCTGCTCTGATGTGTTAGCAATCGTCTGCTCTCGCCAAGCATCATCACGCCCAGGAACTTCGGACCAGTGAACATCTGTTGGGATATATTCATTCTTACCCTTCTCCGCATCATGCCACATGCGGTAGAAGTGATTCATACCGTGTGGCGTAGATACGATAATAACTTTCGTACTTTGACCAGAAGTAATAGTTGGATATACAGACGCAAAGAATGAATCTGCAATATGATTTGGAACGAACGCAAATTCGTCCAAGAAGAGGATGTTGAATGACATACCTCGGACAGCTGATGCTGAGGTAGATGCTGCGAGAATCTTAGATCCGTTCTCTAGTTCCAGACTACCTTTGTTCCAGGCAATAATACCTTGCTGCATCCACTTTGGCAGATTCTCATATGCAGTCTGCAATCTATCCAGAAGTTCTCTAGCAGTTGCTGCCTTGTTTGCCAGAATACCAATGTTTACATTATCATTGAAAACTGCATAATGTAGCAGAAAAGATACCACAGTTGTAGACTTACCAGTCTGTCGTGGCATCTTACAGATATTGAATCTGTGATTATGAAAGTTATTAATTAACTTCTCTTGAAAGTCATACGTTTTGAACGGTTGAAGACCGGCATCAAGTGTGACGATCTTCACATAGTTCTGTGCAAAATATACTGGATCTTCCTTACATTTAACAAATTCAAGAACCTGCTCTTTAGTAAACTCAATAGCAGTATTTGCTTTTTTTAGAAGCGGATTGCCAAGATAAACTTCACTCATAATATCATGTATTATCGTTTCTTACTAATAAAATGCAGAAGGTTGCCGCACACTTCATATTGTTTGTTGAAGAATATGCCCTCACTTCAATATCTGTTTTCTCTTCAATCTTTAGTGGGAACTTGTAATTTCGTTCAATACTATTTTGATTTGTATGCATAACATCTTGAGATCTCCATGTGCCATTATCATTGTGCCCTCTCTTGACTAAGAAAACATCACCATCTGACTTGGCAGTTGAAAGATCCCATTGATATATGTATCCAGTATAATCTACAGGGACGGTATAAATTGCCATAAAAGTTTGACCTAAACCTTCACCACCCGCAACACGAATTTGTGCTAATGTTGTTGCACCTTGAGCAATACTAATAGTTCCCTCATTAGTTCCACTAGATCCAGATGTTGCAACAAATGCACGAAATACTC